TTTGGTTTAACACGGATTGTTGTTACAGGGTAAGAAGTACCACTGTCTTCAGCTGATACTACTTCAACAGTAATATCTCTACCTTCATTTGGGTCAGTAATATCACCATAATCAGGATCTGCGATGTAACCAAGAATTTCTTGATATACAGTTTTTCCAAAGCCCCAGAATCTTACACCTTCACCTTCTTCACCTCTTACCAATACTGGTACGAATGTTCTAAGTTTCGGCTCCATTTTCTTGGCAGCTTTCCAATCTTCTTTATCACCCATTCTTTTCAACTTATCAGCGAACTCAACGATAGGGTCAGGTCTGCCAAAAGAAGATGGAGATAGATAAGATTTGTTGTTAATGTTGTAGTGAAAGAATAATTCAATAAAAGGATTCTCTTTGTTGAATTTGTAAGGGACTAAACGAATAGTGTGTTTGCCCGGAGCTGGTTTCCAAAGTTCTACTTTCTTTGAAGTTGTGCTTTGTAGTTTGTTCAGTCTACCTCTGATTGCGTCTAAGTTAATAGCCATTTTTTTGCGTTTTAAGAGTTTATGTTTTATGGTTTTATTTAGGTGAGTGTCCTTCACCCTCTATGTATATAAATATAAAGAGATTACAAATATACAACAATTTATTGGACTTTCCAAATCTTTTTTGAAGTATATTTTATAACCGATTTAAGCATTTATATGGGTTTGAGATTACTCAAAGATACGAAAAATATCTGATACTACCAAATAAAAAAGGGGAATTAATTTTCCCCTTCTTTTGTATATAATAATGATGTCCTATTTGGATATTGTAGATGTTTCTTTAAAATGTCCTTTTCGTTATCATCTATAAACTCTCTTAACTTAATTTCGTTTTTAACACCATTTTGTTCTAATGTTATTATCGTAAGGGAACGACCACCTTCCATTTTTGTAGATTCGGTTTTCACAACTTTGTATTTATTATTTGATGGTAACAGCACTTCATGTTGTCCTTCCCAATTACCAAAATCATTACTAAAAGAATTATTATCTTTTTTAGCAGATACATTACCTATATTTGCATTCATACAAAATCCATTGATTGTATTTGTTGAATTAACCACCTTTATCATTATAGATTGATTATTTGCTTTATCTATTAGTGCATTTGCGTTTCCAACATTATTAGCAAATTCCGTAGCAGTTGTTGCATCAAATGAAAATGAAGATATTGGTAAATCAATACTACTACCTTCTTTAAAAGATTTCATAAACTTAGTATAATCGGAAGATTTCATAGCCATACCTCTATATAAAGCTTTCGTATGAACTACTGGAGGTGGGGCTGATTTCAACATCTCATCAATTCTATTTAATGCATCTTTGTTAATCATTGATTGATATGAAATCATATCATTTATATAATTTGGGTTTTTCTTAGCTTGCTGCTTAACCCATTTAGATTGATTTTTATTATTAGCTTCCGAAATACCTACAAAAGAATTATCCGTATCACCGCCCTTTTCTTTTTTAATAAAATTACGAAGTCCACCATCTACAGTTGTTGGATTTTCCAATTCACTTTGCATTTTCTTACTCCACTCATCATCCGAAAGTAATTTGTATTTTAATGGGTATGCTAATTGTAAATTTGATAAATCATCCATAGCATCCGTTTCATTATCTTTTCCAAAATAAATAGTATTTCCCAATTTAACTAATACATACTCTGATAAACTTTTATAACCATAAACTTTTAAATCTTCTTTATTTGGAGTAAATCCTGATATATCTAAATACATTTCAGGATGTTGTAATATTCTATTTACATCTATTTTATATTTGTTAGCCACTTTGGCAACATCTTTTGGAGTAAATGTTCCAGAAAATATAATTTTATCTTTTATCTTTGAAAGTGAATTTGTTAAATCTTTAGTAGTTTCATCATTATACAAATCCGTTTTATCAGATTCAGCTTTAGCTGCTTTTTTAACTAATTCCTTTTCCGCTGCATTTGGGTCAATTCCTTTTTTAATTGCGTTAGCTTCTTTATTTGCATCATCGGAATATATTTTATAATAATAATCATCGGCAGCAACTCCATCAGATGCATGTTGTTTTTGCTGCATATCCCTAAAAATTAAAGATACCATCATTCCCGATATGGATTCGTTTTTACCATCCGCATTTTTTATTTTGGTATCTACGCCTAATTTACTTATAAGATTTAAATCAATACCATATTCATTGGCAGTTTTTTTGATTATTTCAGGAGTTATATCTTCTCTTGAATTAAATCGAACATCTTGTACAAGTTTACCATTTTTATTTTTTCTATAAAGGGTAACCATACTACCATATCCTATATTTTTAATTCCCTTTATTATTTCGTTTGCTGAATTTTCTTTATCATCAATTGTACCACCTCTTTCCGTTTCGTAGTCTCCTTTAAATAAATCAGAAGATTTTGGAGTTTTTACATCCTTTCCTTTTACTTTAGGTTTATCATGTGTACCAGTTGTAACTGCCGCATCCATATTATCTTTAGTATCAAAATATACTAATTTACCTGTTTTTTTGGATATTGCCGAAAAATCAGTTGTTTTTGGTTTGGCCTCAAATAGTTCCCTAAGTAAAATCATACATATAAATATAAATGAAATAAAAAGGGAGAATTTTTACGTTCTCCCTTTTGTTATTATGCTAATAAATGATAATATTCTTTAAAGTGTTTGATTCTGTCCGGTAATCCAATTGTTCCTCCGTTTACTCTTTTAGTAATCTTTGTTACAACTGTATCACTAGCTCCTTCGTCTGCTATCTTATGTAATCCGTTTTTAGAGAAGAACCAAGCTGCTGATAATAAAGCGTACTTAGATGCTACTACATCAGGGTTTACTGTCATATCTTCACCAATTGATTTACCAAATGCAGTATAGTTTTCTTTACCTGTCAATTGGATATATCCTCTACCTCTAAATTTGTAGCCTTCGCCAGTTGATTCAGGCCCGTTACCCATTCTACCACCATATACTTTAGATGCAATCTTTTGTGGGTTTCTAGCATATGGAGCTGCAGCTGCTTCAGTTGGGAAGTATTTTTTAAAGATACCTGCTAATCCTTTTGCTGAATAGTTTAAGTTCTCTTGCGTTGCTTTGAATCCACCACTCTCATGTCCACATTGTGCTAAGAAGTGTGCTAATCTTAATGGAGTATTAATTTGGAACTTAGCTGCCGTATCAGGAATCATTGCGATTACTGCATCAGGAATATGTCCCTTTAATTTATCCAATTTCAATCCACCTACCGGTGCTATTGGTGCAGATACAACAGGAGTAGGAACTACTGCCGTAGATTCTCCCATTATTTTTGCCCAAGTTGCTGGTCCTACGATACCATCTGCTGTTAAACCATGTGCCGATTGCCAAGCTTTTACAGCTGCTTCAGTTTTAGGTCCAAAGTTAGTTACTGCTGGTTCGATGCCAAGCTTTTGTTGCATTAACTTTACGTTTTCGTTATTGTCTCCTTTTTTTAATAACATGATACTTAATATTTTTTAATTTCTTTATATGTTATAACTTCTTTTGGTTTCATAACTATTTCATTCCATAGAGATGTTTTATCATCTTTACAGTCCTCCACATTTCTGCAAAGGTTATTTTCATTATCAGGATATGATAATCTAAACATATTAACTGCTTTATTACCTCTATCAGTTGCAAATGTTTTTGCATCCGATTTAAATGCTGCTACTAACGTTCCGGTTACCTTTACTAAAAAATTAGCATCAGGCCTAAAAAATTCTTTAGCCTGTGTTGTAAATGTGGATATTGAAAATTTATATCCGTTTTTAGTTGCATCTATTAAATTAATCAAACCAGCTTTAGAAGTCCAATGTAATGCCGTTACTTCCTCATCAGTCGTTCTATATGTATCAATGGTAAATTGTTCATCCATTAAAAGATATGGTTCTATTGCTCCTCTACTTTGAAAGAACGCAATTTTATCATTATCTATATTAACTATATAATCTTTGTAATCCTTTCTTAAAGACCAAACTCTATGGTTTACAAAATCTTCAATGAAATCTAATACCTTTTTTCTTGTCAAATCAGCAAATTGCTCAGTTTCAATATATAATTGATGTGAGAAATATTTGTTAATTAATTGTATGAGTTGAGGACTATAATCGATAGTTCCACCTCTAGTATCAAATCCCTGCTTCTCTAAAGCAAGAAATTCTTTACATATGGCTTCCCATTCTGCGATTGTGTGAAATGAACTTTCTGGTTTGAAATATCCTCTAACTGCATACATAGTAAATATAAATATTACTCTGTTTTATTTCCCTCACCAAAGTCAATTACTTCAAAAACTCTTGTTTGAATTTTCTTAGTTCCTTCGGCGTTTGTTAATATGATTGAATTCTTAAACTTCTGCCAATTGATGACAAAAGATGTATCTAACACCCCACCATTTTCCTCTTTAACTAATTCGTTAAGAGCGTTTATAGTGTAAAGTGAGTTTGATTCTTTCTTTCTATGTATTAGGATTGTATTTTCCAATGGAGTCTCCGGTTGGAAAGCTGTATCTATGTTGTACGTTACAAACAATTCTTCTAAATTGGACTTGTTTTGTAATATGTATATATAGTTGTAAACTATATGATAAGTCTCTCTTATTTGTTGTAAGGTGTTTTGTAACTCCTCCTTTGTTGTAAATGTACAAAGTAACTGTGTCTTCATTCTTCCTCTTGTTTCTTTTATTACCTATAAATATCAAAAACCAAAAGGAAGGGTAAAAACGGACTATTTTTTAGATTGTGCGGTTTGTTGTTTTATTTTTTGCTTTAATTGATTTATTTTATCTGTCTGCGGTTTTGTTGCTGTTTCAACATCCCTAACTGCTTTAGCAAGTGCCAAATCTGTCTTTTTAACATCTTTTTTAGTCATAAGCTTTATACCAGCTTGTCTAACAACAGCTAAGAATGATTTTCTCAATTCAGCAACAGGTTTTATTTGACCTCTACCCCTAGCACCACCTTGTTGAGCAACACCTCTTGTAATACTTAATGGGTGCCTTACCGATGTATCTATTCCTCTTTTTTTAAGTGTCTCATCGTATTTAGGGTCTATTTCTCTAAATTGGTCCGCATCTTTACTATTTGGATGATACCAATTCCAAGCCTTACATATTACATTCATTTCATCTTGGTTGAATTTCTCTAATGTTTCTTCACTAATACCACTATAATCCCCATTTCCAAATGAAGTTACCAAGCTTGTTAATAATGCTCTACGTCTTACATTTTTTAGTTCTGTCTCTAATTCTTTCTTTTCCTTTTCATCCGGAGATGCTGATAATTTTTTATTTATTCTTTCAATTAATGCATTTCCTTCTAACGCGTTTTTCAGTTGATTCAATGGAGTTTCCATCAAATCCCAGTTTTCAGGACTATCTAACTCATCTTGCTCTGCTAATAAAGTCGTTTCAATTCCTTTCTTTTTCTTATCAGCTACTCTTTGTGCAGCTGAACTATATGGAACGTGGTGGTCTAATTGCATTTGATTAAATGGAACAAACTCACCAGTAATAGCACTTCGTCCACCAGTTTCTAAATATTTTTTTATAATATCTCTTACTCTTTGATTACCAGCTTCTCTAGTTGTTAATTTAGAATCTACACCACCTGCTTTTTTTATTGAATTATATACTGATGAAAATTCTGTTTTCAGTATTTCTTTCATTGTTTCGATAGCTATATCAATATCTTCCTCACTAACATCGTATTTAGGTAATGGTAATCTATATTCAGGATCTTCTATTTGTTTTTTAGTAACCTCTAATAAAGCCTGCATTTGCTTTTCAGTTGGAACAAATACACCAGCACCAGATAATTTTTTCTTTTGAGTTGGAATTAATCCAGCTGCAACTATTTTAGCTAATTCCTCTTTTCTATATTTTAATCTAGCCTTATCTTCCGGAGTTGCTACGAATTTTTTTGTTTTCTTAGTAGGAGCCGCTTTAGTTACACCAGTTGATTTTGTAGGCTTTGTTTCTTTCTTTTCTTTAGCTTTAGCTACAACCGTTGCTTTCTTTTGATTCTTAGGTGGTATTGTTTTTACTTTAACTGTCTTACCACCCGAAGTTGTTTTTGTTACAGTTGCTTCAAATAATAAGTAAGCCCAAGTTTCATCACCTTCAATTAATACCTTTTCAACAACACTTTCTGTTTTTACATATTGTGCAGGTCCATCAGGACTATCAGAATAATAATTACCACCAACATTATAAATTACTCCACCATCTTCTTTTGAAGGTTCTTCCGGTTCAGGTAATTTTTCTTCTGGTTTTTCAGCTTTAGGTTGTGCATTCTTACTCTTAATCATATCATCTACTAAATCAACATGCCCTTCACCTGCTATACTAATAGGTATTTTACCTTGTGCTTGTAATTCTTTTGTTTTCTCTAAAAGATTTTCATCTCTAGTTTCATTGAATGCAACCTGAATATCATTTATCTTTGTTTCTTTATCACCATTATCTTTTGGGAATGATAATCTATATAATGTTCCTCTATCGCCCGTTCCTTTCCAATCATTTTCTTCACTTGGCTTTTCACCCGTTGGATTATCCCAATTTTCTATTGGAGGCAATCCAGCTTCTTTAGCTGCGTCTTGTAAGAATTGCTTACCATTATCATCTAAATAATCTTCGGCTTTCATTCTATTGTCAGGGTCATTTGGGTCTAAACCCTCGCCTTCTCCCTGCCCAACCATACTTGCCCAGTTACCTGCTAATATTTGATTATCTTCAAGACCTGTTTTTTCTTTTTGCTTTTTATATAATTTAGATTCGCTATTATGCACATCCATATCATCACCATCCCAACTATCTATTGTAGCACCCATTTTTTTGAATTCTTCGGATGCGTGTATTTGCTCATCATTGAATTTCATTTCACCATTTTCATCATTTGCACCACCCTCACCTAAAAATACAATATCTTTCCATCTTTCTTCTGGAATAGATGATTTAACTTTATTTACTATATCATCTACCATTTTAGTATTACGGTGTTGAACTCCAAATATTTGTGCACCACCATCAAATTCAACTGCTTTAATTTCTTTACCAGATGATTCACCTTTAAATGTTTTTGTTTGTGCTTTTATACTACCCTCGCCCGATTTATCCGTTGCAGGTTCGGCATTAGGTCTTGATGGTTCATCCTTTGGTGGTTCAGGATTTTCTCCCGATTGTGGTCCAGTTTGTTTACCTGATTTAGCTGCCACTCCAAAGTTATTTGCAAATTCATTTGAAATATCAATAGCTTCATCAATATCCTTATCTATAATCATAACATTCATTGGAAGTGGATTATCAGGATTATCTATATTATAAGCGGTAATTGCTGCCCATCTATGATGTCCATCAACTACATATCCATCTTTACTTACAAAAATTGGCGCGGTTATTTTTTTGAATGCTGGATGGTCTGGTCCTTTATCTAAAACCGATTTCATCCCCATTACCTTATCACCTACTAATTCACTTTGAGTTGCTTTTAACGAATCAGATGCAATTGTTGCATCTGTTACTTTAATATCTTTATCTGCTAACAATTGTCTAAAGAATGGTTCTCCCTCAACTTCAGTATCTGTCTCTTTATACTTACCACTTTTCTTACCAGCTTCCAATTCATTCCAAGCTTGACTTCCTTCTTCGGGCTTACCTTTGAATTGTGGCATCTTATCTCTTGTAATTCCTTTATTACCATCACAAAATAAGTTAGTACCGGGTATGCTTATACTACATAAATTAAATGTTGGTTCTTGATTCTTTTTAACTTCATCATCGTATGCTTTAAATTCAGCAGAATCTTTATCTTTTGATAATCGGTTTACATCCTGTTGGGTATATCCAAATACCTCCATAGCTTTTTTCTCAGCTTGTAATCTATCATCTTTAAAATGGCTATAAAACTGTCCCATTTTAGTACTAATCTTATCTAAGAAAGATTTTGGTACATCATCTAATTTAGATTCTGCATCAATTTCAGTTCCTGATATTTTACCATCCGCATCTACTACACCCTTTTCATTTTGAGGTGGTGGTGTTTCTAATGGTTTATATTCACCTTCTGGTGTTTCGCTATTTGTTGATTTTTCGGCATCAGCTTCAGCTTCTTTGTTTTCTTTATCTTTTTGTGCTAATTTATCATTTGCCGCTTTCTCTCTATCCATCCTAGCACCCATAGCAGGGTCTGCTTTTGGGTCAAACATAGCTTGAGCAGCTTTTGCTTTTTCTTCTTCGCCTCCACCTTGTGGTTGTTCACCATCTTTAGGCTTTTCATCTTCTTTACCTTTCTCTTTATCACCACCTGTGCTCTTACCATCTTTCTCACTTCCTAAATCTTTCATTGCTGAATCTCTTTCTTCAGAACCTTCAGGTGGCATTAGTTTTTCAGCTGCTACTCTACCGGGACTATCTTTTGGTAATCTTAATAAGTTACCTACAATTCCTTTCTTTTGAGTACCATCTGCTGATTTATATGGAATTTCTTTATTAAGAATTGCGTTTTTAAAATTCTTATCAGCTTCAGTAATATTTTCAAATAATTCTTCTTTGATGTGAGATAATCCCATTTCGGAAAGCACTATTGATAATTCAGCTAAATGCTTTTTATTTTTTGGATTAGGTTGTCCATCGTCCACTCTATAAGCCCATTCGCTTAGTATCTCATTAATTAATTCAGATAAATTCATATTCATTAAAATTTGTGGTCTTTTGCTTCACATATCATTTCCAATTCTTCCCAAGAAAATTTAGGTTTTTCATTTAGAAATACATAACACTTCCATTTCTTTTGTTTTTCAAAATAGATGTGTTTTTGTAAGTGTGATGGAATTGCTGCACCAGTTGTTACTTTTTTTACAGGTTTATCAAAGAATGTTTTTATTAATACAGTAATATTTTCGGTATCATCCCATTTACGGATTTGTTCTTCTAACATTCTCCATTCACCTCTATTAAGATATTTGTCCTGCATTATACAATTTAAGTAAGAAAATGTTTGTTTTAGATTCTCCATATTGTCAGAAAATGTTGCAGCTGGTGCACCATGTCCTTTATCATATATGTTTGCTTTATAATCATCCCCATCTGATGTTTTGATGTTTGGTTCTTTATAAAAATCCATAGCTCCTCTATTCACATTTGTAGGACGGTTAGTAGACCGATACTTAATTACTAAGGGTTGTTCTAACGATTGTGAGTATAAAACCTCAAACACATCGTTTTTAATTCTTACATTTTGTCCAAAGGAAACCAAAGAAAGGAGTAAGAAACTAAAAAGGATAACGATTTTCTTCATATTATAGCATGTTTTTGTATATACTATAAATATGGGTTCTTATAGTTTTCCGTAATCCAAACCCCAACTAGCCTTAACAGGGAAACCACTTCCTTCGATGATTTCCTTCAATCCTCTAATCAAACTCTTATCAATATCAGTCGGAACATCAAAAAGGAACGAGTCATAGGTATATAAACAAAAGTTAATACCACTTCCCTTTATATAATCCAATATTTTTCTCATAACCTCAATATTCATCTCAGTCTCAACGGCTTGTAATAGATAGTTGAATACCTTTTGTGCGTTTGGTTGCTCTATCCAACTTAATGGGATTTCTCTATGAGGTGTTTGTAAGTAACCCTTCTTTTGTACATCAATCCATAAGGTATCAATGTAATCAGCCACCGCATTAAAGTATGGGATTTGTCGGAAGTCATCATCAATACCACCATAAAGTAATTGAAACGTAATTCCCTTAGATTCATCCACACTACAACCATATTGTTCAGCTAACCACTCATGTACACTGGTTGTTGGGAGTTCAAAGTTCACCAACTTACCAATTAGGCGTGGGTGATATGCGTTATAATCCATTTGTAGGAATATCCCATCGGAAACAAAACATTCTCTACTACCATCGGTTTTATTTAAGGCGGCGTAATTCACACCGCCATGTCTATTGGATGGTCTACCTGTCACCGTAAATGGATTGTATTCCGTAAACACTAAATTATCGGGTGAAAGCTGTTTGGAGGCTTGTGGCCATCTATCAGTAAATTTTTTCCCATCGACACGGATTCCAAATTGTTCGATATCTGAAAGGGTAGGTATAAACACTTCGTTGTACCACTTAAGAGTAGTAGTGTAAGGTTCTTTATGGAAGTACTTACCGAATTGTGGTTGTATTACTTCTACAATCTTCATTAGAGGAAGGGATTGTATCAAGTCATCTCTATACCCTTTATGAGTTAGAGTTGAAAGGAGAGGATTTAAAGGGGCTTCATAATCAATTACCTTAGCTTCCTTTCTAAAGTATGCTGAATCTACATCATATAGATTTACCGAAACATTAAGAGTATGTAATATCTTTTTCTTTTGGAATATCCACTTTTGTCCGTTGGTATTAAGTATGGTCTCTATTTGCTCATTACTTAACGCAAGAGCGTCTGTATGTTTATGTGGTAGAATGTACAAACCATCGGAACATCGTACAACTACGAGCGAAAGAGAAGTGTTTAACGGATGCTTACTATTATCTACCCATAATGGATACCAAATAGATGCTTCCGTTTCCAGCTTTTCTTTTAGTTGATTAACTTCCTCAATAGACTCAACAATATTCATAGATACAAATATACAAAAAAAATCCCAAACTACCAAATATAGTTCGGGATTATTGTGGAGGTGATGGGATTCGAACCCATGTCTTGCAAAGTAATCGTAATACCAACGAATTACACGTTTAGGATAAAGTTTAATCTTATTAACTTTCCAAAATAATTGGGGCCGAATGGTTAATTCAGCAATTCCACCAACTTATCAGATTTAGGGAGCCGATATGTAAAACTCCGTTTTGTTCACTTCTATTTCATTCCCATGAGTGATACGGGAGGGACTATGCAGCTATTGCTAAGTCAGCACCCATGAAAGACATTAAGTCTTCGTAGGTCCAAGTAGATAATTCTACGTCAGTTATTGTTTTGTACAGATTTAAAGACATCTAGCACTTCTGTCTACGTGTGATACTACTATTCTCATCACAATCAATTCCAAGGCACCCCCAAGTTTGTTTATGTAAATATACGAATAATTTGTTAAACTACCAAATTAAACTTTAGCAAATTGTAAAAGATTTGAAAGATACAATTTTAAATTTTTCATTTCAGATATTACCAATCCAATAGAAGCTTTATTAGAATCCATAATTTCTTGCGGAGTTCCAATCAATCTCCATTTAATTTTAACTATTTTATAATATGCATTTGCTTGTATTTCCGTATGATTATTGTCATCTATCTCCGTTATAGTTGCAGTATCATCATTTACTTTTTGCACAAAGTTTCTGACAACATAACCTCTAGTATAATCATCATTTGTCAATTCAGGTAAATATGCAATTATAGTTGGTATTGTAAAATCCATACCAATTTTTCTATTAAGATAGCTGTACCTAAATATATTATTTAAATCATCATTCATATTATCCAACTTGTCTATATTGTCCTGTTATGTTAGTTGTCCAAGAGTTTCCTTGTAATGTTTGCTCTATTTCAACTATTTGAAAAAACCCATTGTCTCTATATTTTTTAGGGATTCCCCATATATTAAATACATCACCACGACGTAATCCGCTTTTTCCTAATATTTTAAATCTATATTTTATTGGAAGTAATATTGATGTTTTATTTGAACTTTTATTTGCTTCATATGCATTATTTTTTAAAATATCAAATAATTGCGTATCATCGCAACAATATATTCTAAAATTTTGTCTAAATAATGATTCCGCAGTTGCTGTTCCACTTGTTACATCCAATGAACTTCCATTTACCACACCCTTTTCGGGATTGGGTACTATATTTATTTTACTTAAATTTGCAGATAGATTTGTTTTTGCTACTGCTGCAGCTTCTTTTTCTTTTTCATCTATAACTTTTAATAAATCATCCCATTTTTGACCGTCTGCATTAGGTCCTCCATTTTCAGATTTTATACCCCCACTTAAACCAGCACCACTAGTAAATCTATCAGTAAATACCAAAACTTTTGATGAATTTTCATATTCCCTAACTCTACTTTTAGATAATGCATCTGCCACTTGGTCTTTTAAACTACGTGGCCTTTCTATTAATGTTTTCTTCCAAGCATTTTTAGCGTCTTTTAATTCATTTAATGTTTTTGCACGGAATCCATAAGGGTCACCACCACTAGGTGCTGGTGTTTTTGGAGTAGCTACTTTTACAGATGTTGCTCTATAATCAATTCCTGTAAAAAATTTATCCGATTGCTCACTAAAAATACCACCCATAGATATTGGTTTTGCATCTTGGTTAAATACATAATCCTCTCTCCTTAGTATTATCATATTAGTCATTTCAGCTGGTATATCAATATCCAATTCAGCTTCTAAAAATACAGATTGTTCGCCACTATGATAAAATTCTTTTATTGGTTTCTCTGTAGTTGCTGGTATTCCTTTATTTGTTAGTTCACAATTACCTGCCCAATTATCATCTATAATTTGTAATGATACATCGCCACTGTCCGAAGTTGATTCTATAAGTTGAAAATTCCAAAAAGAATTAACCGCAGATGACATTTCATTTAACATTGTCATCAATACATCTTTAAGAGATTTATTAGATGAATTGGAAACTGCATTTTTAAATATTTCAAAATTAATATATAAGTGGTCAATTCTTCCATAATAACCAGCAGATTCATAATAACCAGTATAGTTTAGTATTGGTTTTTTTGTTGTCGGGTCTAATCCATCCAAATCATAATCTTGTGTAAATCCTAAATTATAATTTTTACCACCTCTAGTATAAATAATACCATTATTAACAAATTTTGCTGGATTTAAAATTTCATTAACATCTACTAAAGCTGTGTTTAGGTAGAAGTTATAAAAATCGGGAATCTTACCCGGTATTATTAATTTTTTTGCTTTTGTAGAAAATATACCAGGAAAAGAACCTATAAATCCGGTAGTATCTATTGTAACTTTTATATCTTTATTACCTACTTTATATGCATATAATCCGTTATTTGCATTTAATATAGCCAATACTAATCCAAAATTTATATATTTTTCTTCTGATACTAATTTATCTTTTTCTATTGTAACATCACCCACCGTTATTTCCTTAACAAGTCCAAAATAACGTTTTAGCTTATCAAGTCCACCTAATCCAGCACCAGTAGTATATTTTTGTATATCTTTTAATACAACCGCATCAAAATTTATTAAATCCCACCAACCATAGTATGTATTTGTTTTTTTTACATTATCAACTAAAGCTTTAACTTGGGGTATTTGTCTTATTGGTGGTAGGTTATTAAACATCCATTTATATCTACGAAGACCGATTGCAATTGGAGAAGATGTAGTTGTTGCGCTAGAACCTACACCAGCTTCAATATCATCCACACTATAAGTTTGTGCGGTTGGAATTACACTAGTTTTTTTACCTAATATATTACCTTTTGCATCTTTAACATCTACTAATCTATTTACGGTGTGTTGTCCTTGTAAAAAAGTTGGCATACCCGGCATACCACGTAATTTAACATTTATAATAAACGAATCACCCTCCGATACCGTACTACCACCTACAATAAATCCAAAATAAGAATCATAATCGCCAGCGGATTTTAATCTCTTACCATGTAACTCAACATAATTTAAATTATTATCTGCAGCTTGATTTACAATATCATTTGGATTTGATATATCTATCAGTTGAGCTTCGGCTCTATCGGTATTCCAACCATATTCAACCAATAAAGAATGACCGGGCTCCATTAGATATTTTTGTATTATTTCACATTGAGCCAATGAGAAACATTTTAAAACTAAAGTAGCTTGTCTTGAAATTTGGTCTTTACCTTCTTTTACTTCAAATGCCGTTATAATTGGGGAAGGCCTTAATACCAAATCACCACCAAGCGGCGTCATATATGGATATACAGGAACTCCATCCCAATCATACCCAATCATACCAGCTACAAGTCTGCTACCATGTGAACTTGGACTATGCATCCAAGATTTATTAGCTTTATCAAATGTTGGTTCGCTGGTAACTGGGATGTCTGGATTTGAGCTCATTATTAAACCCCCACCAGTTCCAGATATTACTCTCATCCAAGTTACTAAGCTTGATGCATCCGTAGATTTGTTTAAGCTAGTACTAATAGATGCCTTACCATGCGTTTGTATATTATTAAAGATTCTTAGTGATATCTTTGAAAAAAATGGATATGACATAACATTTATCTATTAATAGTTTGTTCTAAAATTTGTACATAATTTGATGGAATTCTTAATATAGTACCATCTGCAAATCCAATAGGTGCATTATGTATTTTATTAGCTGATGCGATTATCCACCAAAGACCAGGATCTCCATAATATTGAGTGGCTAATGTATCCAACCTATCTCCAGTTTCAGTAGCTACATAAGTATCAAAAACATTTTCAGGAATATTTGGATATATTTTAGGAACATATACTTCTCTACCATCTATTGTTTTTTTTGTTCTATTATTTTCGTATCTCATAATTATTTTCTAGTTTGACTTATTGTTGGTCCTTTTGTTGCATTTCGTTGAATACCCACACCGGCAATATTTGGAATCGGAGAGCCAAATCCCGTATATCCGCTAAACTTAGCGTTTGGCTTACCGGCTGCGCCATATATAGCCGATTGTGCCGCTCGTTGCTCCGCGCCACTTGCATTCATTATATTAGCTAATTTGTTCGTATCCCATCCCATTAATTTTCTGAAAGCGTCATCTGCTTGGTTTTGTTGATTTTTTACATCTATTAAAAGTTTTGGTTTTATTGGTTGTCCTACTTTTACATTATCTTGTCTCACCTTTGAAATATATCTAGTAGTTTTTACACCTTTTGAATCGGTAATTATTTGAACCTCCTCATATGGATTCTTCAATGGTAAACCACCTGGTTGAATACCTAAGAGGGACCTGCCTACCTGTAACCATCCGGCCATACTACTATGTGCTGCAGCGAGGCTATAATCAACAACTGCTTCAATTGATTTATCAATAGCTATAACTGCTTCATTAAATCCCCCCGCTACTGTACTAAGTACCGGAACTGCAAAATATCTATTAGCGTAAATTAAAGAAATTTTATCAAGATTATCAAGTGCAGTAGGTATTCCTTTTATAATTTCACCCGTTTTAGAAAGTACACCATCCGCATTATTAATTCGTTTTACCCATATCTCATTATCTTTTGCAATACCAGCTTCTGTTCTTGCCATTCCTTCTTTATTATTATTTTCAAAATAGTTAGTAAGTTCTCTAGTAGCTTGAACGCTAAATGGTAAATATGCTCCCACATATTCACCCTCATCATGCTCTCCACCTGATTTAGGTTCATCAAATACATGTAAATTTACGTTAAGGCCTGATGCTGGGTTTGGTACTACATTAAATCCTTGTTGTCCAGCTCCTTGATAATGCATATTGTTTACCATTTGTGTATGCTGATTATCATTATTATGAATTTGATTTGCGTGTGCTGTTTCATGCGGGTGTTTTCCAGATATCATATTATATACAGAATACCCACCTTGAGCTTCGGCTTGTGCCAATGGATTTAATGAATAAATAGTACCATGTAAATGAGCTGCTTTTATATCAATGTAATCAGGTCTATTTTTTTGAAAAAAGTTTGTACTCTTACCATTTCCGTTTACAAATCCATAATAACTTCCATATGTTTTACCAAGAACAGTATTTTCTAACATTTTTGAATTCAATATCGGTGCAACGTTTGAAGGATTGAATGCATTTATAATTAAAGCTTTTTTAGCAGCCGGTATTACGTCATATTCACCTGTTATAATATAATTACCCGCTGTGGCAGCTGATTTAGTAACTATTTTAGCTCCAGTCAATGCAATAGCCATTTTCCAAGTACTACCAGCTGGATAAAGTGATGCCGCTGTTTTAACTGCACTTTCAAAAAGTGTACCGGCAAATTTTCTTAGATAGTTTGGACCAAGCGCTGCTTCCATATTGGCATTGGGTGATAAGTTTGCATTAACACCTCGTACCCTTCCTCTAGAGTCAGTCCATGTAAAATCATAAGCTGGTTCATCTTTTTTTATAACACCAGGACCATGTATTTCTGTATCAATCTTTGAAATAATATCGCTCATTGTTTATTTTATTTATAAGAATATTTTTGAGTAAGAGGGCCCGCCGTTTGTCTACTTTCTATAAATTTCAGAGTAATTTCTACATTTACTATCATTGGTAATTTGAAATCATCAGGTTTAACTCCAGTAAATATTGGATATGTAAATCCACCACCCACCGCAGGTGTCATATTACCACCCAATTGAGAATTCATTCCAACTTCCCAAGGTGAATTTGCATCAACATTAAAATTTAATGATTCTATAAAAGCATCTTTTTTATTATACATATTACCCAATGTAAACTTAATTAATGGGGGTGCAACAGCACCACTACCTCCATTAAATCCTTGTGGATATGTAAGTCCTGCTAAAAAACTAAGTCTTTGCCATGCCATTCTATGTTCCATTAAACTTAAAGAAAAAACTTTAAAACTGAAAGTTAAAGAACGTTCTACTCCTTGATATGTGTAAAAATTAAATGGATTGCCTATAAATTTATTAGTATCCCATGTTGGTGAAAATGTTTCGGATAGTTCCGTAACAGTACATCTAAATTGTACAGTTTGGTTTTGAAATATTGAATAAAATTTAAGTGGAATAAAATCATAATCATCATATGTTTTTTTACCGGTTGGGTCGGTTGCATCAATTACTTCTGTGCCTTGATATGTTGCGTTTTGATTTAGATTTAAAAAATCGGCCTTGGAAGTCATACCTCTTTGTGCAAATCTACTATTTTTATCAATATTATCTTTGGTTGTTGAATAATCATTAGGTGCTGTTCCATTTATTGCTAAAAATGCATTACCAACATCCATAGGTATTAGACCAGCATTCATAATAGCTGTCATATAAGCTTCATTCCTTAAGATTAAATAAGTAGATAAATCACCTCTATCTCTTACATCTGTTAATTTATATGTTGCTTCTAATTTAGAATATGGGTCAGAACTACTATGTTTTATGAATCTGCCCCATATATCATTTGAAGTTGCTTTTTTTGTTTTTTTAGATGGTCCTAATAATATATCACCCATTTTTTTTCCAACTATCAATGAGATACCACCTCTTACTAATGCAGTTACACCTGCCTTTACCAAACCACCAACAATACCAGCACCTGCCGATATTAAGAAATCTTTAGTTTGTGATAATGCGTTTTTATTATTTTTTAATAAGTTTTTTAAAAATCCCGGTACTTTATTTTTATTATTTAATTCAATTATCTTTTTAGGTGTATCGAATTCATTTTGAAAGTATTGTTTTTTCTTATCATACCCCTTTTCAAATTCCTGAGCTACTTTAGTTGGCACCATTGGATTTGGAAGTAATGCTCCTAAAGTTCTATCAGCTACATCAATAGCTAATTCAGTACCAAATGCTACTAAATCAGGTTTAGGTGGTAATTCTTTTTTACCACTAAGTAAATTGGTAATTGCATCAGATGCATAATTACCAACCGCATTTCCTATCTTATCATCAATGCCACCAGAGACGCCTTTTTCGGCTGCCCTATTCATTAATGTAAGAGTTCTAGTTCTTTGATTAGTTATTCTGAATATATCACCTCCATATATGTAAGGTCTACCACTTATAGCAAATTGTTTTAATCCCATTTGCTCTACTTCAGCTGGCTTTTCTGATAATAAAACACTACCTTTTCTTCTTTTATTTAATTGCCCAATTACATCAAATAATTTAACAGGTCCTCCACCAGATGCAGCAACCGCATTTATAAATGGATTTGATGATGATATATCTCTAGCTTTACTATCTCTAATAGCATATGCCTCCTCAGCTGTTTTACCTTGATTTGGTCCTTTATCTATTATTCGTTCTTTAAATAAATCTTCTAAATTTGGCATATTATATTATCTTTGTCCGTAAGTAAAGTTATTTCTACTACTCTTTTCGGTAGCTGTTACAATACCTGCTATAACTTTTTGTCCATCCAAATATGTGTTAGCCATAATCTTACCACTACTCATATCGGCTCTTAGTGCTTTCATTTCATTTACTAAAATCTGAACCATTGTATTATCCCCAATACTATTACTACTCTTTGTAGATGTATTTGTTAATTGTGATACCGCTGGATTATTATTCATTTTTTCTAAAGCGTTTGGTGCTGCTACTAAATCATCGTTTGGTGATAATTCATACAACCCACCCTCTTTAGTTGATACTCTAGTTTTACCTCTTGCAGGTGACATTACATCCCCAGCTTCACTAATTTTTGCACTACCCAAAGCAGACATTAATGCCGCTATACCAGCACCAGCTGCAATCAAACCAATTGCTCCCAACTTTGCGTTACCAGCAAAAATAGAAGCAATTGCATCTTTCATTTTTAATAATGCGGTTTTCTTACTTAGAATATACATTACACTCAATCCTCCAATTATAGCAGGAAATAGACCTGGTATTGAATTCAATGCCCCAAATATCCCTCCAAATATATTACCCAACGTAGTTACTATTGGTGCTAATGCCTCCATTAATGGTAGCAATCCTTCACCAACAGCTGCAACGATACCTTTAAATGAATTTTCCATTTGAGTTATCTTATCAGCTATTTCTTCTTGTTTTGCCAATTCTTGTGTTTTTGCTTTTAATTGGTCTTCACTCATATTAGTGATATCCAATCCAGCATCCATAGCTTTAGAAATCTTCTTTTGTTCCTCATCACTAAGATTTCCAAGCTTTTCTTGCATAAGGATTTGTTTACTTAACTCATCAACCGTCATACCAGCTGCATCAGCTAATACCTTTTTAGTAAATGAATCTTGCTCAGAAAATTTACCACTTCGTTCAACCTGTTTTAATATTTCTTTTTGTGCATCAACATGCTTTCCTGCATATGCCAATGCTCTTGCTTGCGATAAATTAAATTGACCACCAACAAATGTTGCAGCAACTAATTCCTTTTCAATACCATTTTCAAAATCTAAAAGGTCTTCAGTTGTTTTTAATACATCCTTTAATGTAGTACCTAATCGTCTAGCTTCAATAGCTTGTTTAGCAATAAGAGTTACATCACCTTTAAAATATGTATATGTACCCTCTGCCGAATCTGCAATATCTTTAAATACTTTAGATGGTGCTACACCAGCTAAATTAGCCATATCAGCCACTTGCTGTGATACGTTTTGTGCAGTTTCTGCAGATAATCCTGCCATACTTTGGAAAACCATATTAACTGCAGCTGCATCTGATTGAGCTACTCCAAAGTTTTTATTTAATACAGCTACGTTAGCCGCTACTGCTTTTGATATTGGAATACTATCACCAAATTCATTTTTAAATGCAGCAATACTATCATATGCAACTTCAGCATCTACTCCCAATTTAGCAAAATCAACTGCAATACTATGTGCATCTTTTTGAATTTGTTTTGTTTGTGAATTTGTTAATCCAGTTTCTTCTCTAAACTTTTTACTTGCTGCCTGTATTTCACTAAAAGATACTAATGCTGCTGCAAATAGTGCACCCATTATTACAATAGGACCAAGACCACTTGAAATTCCTTTTGCTAATTTTTTAGTCATGTCTACCGCATCTTGAAGAAATGATGGTAATCTTTGATATAAATCATCTGCTTCTTCTTGTATTTTTTGTAGCCTTTCCTGTTGCGATATTAAATTTTCCTTTAAATTAAATAAATCGGTTAATTTTGCTTTTTCTTTTGGAGATAAATCAGCTATACTTTCTTCAAACTGAAGTCTTCTACTAGCTTGCTCAGTTACACCTAATAATTCATTTTTAGTTTGAGCTGCTGCTTCCGCTTGTTGTGTTACTGAAGTATATAAATTAGTATATACATCTAATTTTCTTTGATTAATTTTAAGTTCATCTTCCGATAATCCTTCTTGTTTATCTTTTATATCTAATATATCTGCCGCAAGAGATGCAAATGCAGTACCACCTATTTTATTAGTAGATATTAATTTTCTAGCTCCAATATCTAATTTAGTATAAGATGTTTGTAGGGTATCTTGTAAATCGTTATATTCTTCTGCTAATTTGTTTTGCTCTTGTAATGGTTTTACTTGCTTTCCTAACAGTTTTACCTTTTCTTTCTCTTTCTCAATTCTTTTTTCAAGTCTTTTACGTTCTTCCGCACCAACAACCGCAGCCTTTTTATTTTGCTCCTCAATACGTTGATTAGTTTCTTCAATTTCTCTAAGAAGGCCTAACCTAATTTCATCTTCACTATCTGATAGTTTCTTAGCCATTAGTTGCTATATGTTAGTTGTAATCTTTTGGTATCATACCCCAACTCTGAAACATTTTAAACATTTCAGGCTTTTCATCTTTAAGTCTATCGATATCAGGCTTATATTTTGAATTCATTTTATCAACATCAGCCTTTAATCTTTGTAAAGTAGGGTCTTTATCAATTAATTGTTGAAGTTTTGCAGGCGTAGCTTTTTTGCTGAATAACCCGAAGAATTCTTTTAATTGATGTCTTTTTATTTTATATTTTCCCATAATATTTGCTTATTTATAATAATACAACTATAAATATCGTATAAACAAAAAAAGTTAGGAATAAGAGAATTATCTCTTAAACCTAACCTTTGATGCGTTTGCCGATTGATTTGATTTTTTAGCTTCTTCGTTTTCCTTTTTCTTAGATTCCACTAATTTATTATAGTAGAATGTTCTCAAATAAGTTGGCATTTTGTACAATTCCATAATAGTGAATCCGTTACTATATTCCACCATCTCAAAAATTTGAGTGTGAAGTAATGCACTATGATTCCTCGCCAGGCCAAAAAAAGCCTACACCCATTGGGATAGGTGCCTCCTCCACCTCACCATCTTCATGGGTATAACTAAATTTCATATTCATATCAGGAGATATTGTCTTTACATAATCTCTAAATGCTTTACTATCTCTAGCTAAAAATGAATTATTAATAAATTTTGCAATAAATCCAATATCAGAATTTCCATCTACACTTTTAATCATATATCGTAAACGAGTAGTGATTTCAAATGAAGTATCTTTATTTAATTTTTCTAATGCGGTGATATCTTTATCAATTAATAATTCATCACCATGTGTAAGTAATTTAAATGTTAATTTATTTTTACCTACCGGAGTAACAAATTCAAATTCATTTTTATACTCAAATGAAGATAAATCTACCTCTTTAGTAGCTACTTTAGATAAATCTACTGTTGCTTCTAATGTTTTACCTGCTTTAGATGAATAAAATGATACATTATAATCCGCACCATATCCCAATAGACGAGTTGCTAATATAATAGCGTTTTTATCACCAACTAATATATCATTGATATTTACATCATCAACTATAATAGATTCAAATAATTTATCTAATACAATACCTTTTTTAATTAGATTTGTAGAAGAAAGAATATCTTCCTCTTTTGCAGTCATATACTTAATTGTGATTCTACCAGATGATAATGGATTATCTTTTGGATATAATTTACCTTTAGATGGTAAATCCAACACTTCGGTTGGGAAATCAAATTGTTTTTCTGTCATAACTTTACTTGTTTTAAGTTTGTATATATAAATACATAGTTTTTAAAAAAATAGAAAGCATAAAAAAGGGGATATTTTAGTATCCCCTTTAGTTTTATGTTTTGTTGAATATTAGTATTCAAGAACAGCGTAATCGTAAGTTAATGTTAAATCAATTGTTGCTGGTTCGTTTGCATTACTAAAATCTACTTCGTTAAAGTTTGCTTGAGAGATAAATGCACCATGTAAAGTCCATTTTTCAATCTTATCTCCAACAGGACCTAACATATAAAAGTTAATAGTCTTTTTGTAGAATTCTGCATATCCGTCTCTACCAGTAATTGATTCATGTGATAGACGAATCCACTCCATTACTAATTGTGCCGCTGATGGTACAATTGGGTCATATAAAGTGATGTTCATATCTTGCCACGTACCTTTACCTTTTAGTTTTCTTTGTACGTTGATATGGTCGATGGTAACAGTCTCAAATTGAATGTTTGGTCTATTTGCTGTCTTTACCATAAATGCTGGGATACCTACATCTGTCATTTCCATGTAGTAGCGGTTCTTCATTTTTGGTTCGAACTGCGTGAAAATCATCTTATCGTAGGGTAGTATTAATTCGTCTGCCATTTTTTGTTCCTTTTAATTTGTATTAATAAATATTAATTTTGTTTATTTTCATATTATGCTGAGAAACTTGCTCCAGTTGGTAAGATGTTGAAATCAATTACGATGAATTCAGCTGTCTTAGCCGGTTGAAGGAAAATTGCTCCTGCTAATATGTTTCTATCAATCACATCCGGTGTGTTATTAGAATCATCCATTACAACATTGAATGCGTACAAACCTTGTCTTTGTTGGATACCCTCTAAGTAAGGAGTTACAGTGTTGATAAATCTATTTCTAGTCTCCGTAGTATTTTGTTCAAATACTAAATAACGAGATGTTGAAGCGATAAATTTCTTAACAGTGATTAATAATCTTCTTACGTTGATTCTATCTAATGCCGATGCCTTATCTTGCAAAGTCTTTTGTCCGAATGCTACGATACCTTGTCCAGGGAAAGTTGCAATTGGGTTTACTTTGTTCTCATATAAAGTATCTCTTTCAGAATGTGTTAATCTATTCAATACACTAACTGCTCCAGTAATACCACCTCTATTCAAACCAGCAGGTGCGAACCACTCAGCCGATAATCTATCACTACTAGCGAATACCGCTGGTAATAATGTAGATGGAGGTACAGTTGTAAGTTTATTTGTGTTAGAATCAATAGTCTTCATCCAAGGATAGTAACAAGCTACATAATTTGAATCTACTGAATTTGCTTGCTCAGTTGCTACCGTTATAGATGAATCATAATCCGTAAAATCTGCAATATAGAAAGTATCTTGTCTATCTTCACACATATCAATTACCTTTTGAGTAATTGCAGGGTGTAATTCTCTATTAATACCAGGAGTTGAAATCAAATTGATATCATACTCATCAGGATTTGATAAAGCGTTAATTGCTTTTGAATATCCTACTGAACCAGATGATGTTGAACGAGCACAATCAAAACCCTGATTGTTTGCTGCTCCCCAATCATTATCTCCAGCTTTAGCTATGGTTTTAGTTGGATTAACACCATCAAAACCACCTTGGAATGCTATTACAAATTGTCTCTTAACCATATCAGATGCACTTGAACCAGTCATTTGATAAGTAAGTTGAGAATCAAATGCAAATATAGTATTTGCCCCAGCAACAGCACCATCAGGAATTGGATTACAATATTGTTTGTTATCCATTTCAACACCACTTGTCTCAAAATCAAATCCAGCATAATATACAGGAGATGAAGATGTGTTATTTGCTGAACCAGTTTGGTAAACTACCGGTGGTACATATGATGCTTCAGTTGCGTTATTAGTTGTAATTGGGTTAATATAAGCAGCGTGTCCAAAAGGAGCTGCTGATATTGCGTATGAACCTGCAGCTGATACTTCAACTCTTACATATGCTGATTTGTTTGAATAATCACCAAATTCAGTTAATTTGCCATTATCATCTATTGTAAAATATCTATCACCTATCACTCTAGAAATAAATCTAGGAGATGATGGGTCTAAGTTTACGTTATTGTATGTTTCCATAACACTCTTTCTCTTATCAGTATCGGAAAATCCTCTAAGAGTTATAGTGAATGTAGAATAATCAGTTGAACCATCTTCACCAGCTGCCTTTACATTTGAAATACTAACTTTAAATTTAGTATTGTATGTGTTACCATGTCCATTAGTATGGAAACGGAAAAGGTCATATCTTTCACCACTTACTATATCAGCTATTTGTGATTTAACCCAAGGTGTAGATGCTACAGTTGCATCATATGTGAAATCTTGCGTTGGTAAATTTAATTCAGTTATTCTAACACCATTTAAACCATCATTTATTGAACCAGTATATAATAATGCTGCATTTTCAAAGAAAGTATAAGCGTAAGCTGCTTTAGCTCCAAATGGAGATTCACCAAATACATCTGCTAAATCATTCGTAGCTGATGCTAAGATTGATGCTGATACACTAGCTGCTGCTGAACCAGAACTAACCAATCCAGATATCACAAATGAACCAGATATGGTTGCACTAGCTGTGATGTTTGTACTAGCTGCTGTGAAACCTACATTCTCATCACCAAATTTGGTTGAGTGTAGTGTTCCAATAAGTTTAGTTCCAAGAGAAGATGATGCTAAGATACCCAAAGGTGCTCTTTGCTCATATCCACCGATACCAGCTACTCTTACTACAGTTGCTGCACCTGCTTCTCTTAAATAGTTTTGTACTGCATATTCAGTATAATAAGTTCCATCAGGTGTTCCGAATATTTGTTCGAATTCTGATTGCGTTCTCACAATTGTTGGAACGAATGCAGGTCCTTGTTTGAAAGGTCCTACGAATGCTGCTCCAATTTCACCAATACCTTGCGCTAAGAAGGATAGGTCATTTTCTCTTGTGAATACACCGGGTGATACGATTCTTTCTGCCATTTTTTTACTCCGATTATAATTTTTTAAATGCTAATATTGAGTGTGTACAATATTACCTATATAAATATAAAGAAAATACCCAAAACCATATTTTTGTTATAAAATACAGAATTGGGTATAATATTTATTTTTTTTTATTAAATTTCTACTAAACAGGAGGTAATGATGCGGATGGATATGTAAATACACTCCCCGTATACCAAGGTGTCATATCAACGGGAACATCAATTATTGAGTTTCTCTTTTTGTTAATTTCTTTGGTAATTTGTCCATCAATATGCGCCCAATAACTAGCGTCATTTGAACTACTAGCTACATTTTTAACCCAACCTAAAACTAGCTCTTCTGTTAATTCTTCATATGGGGTAAAATCATCAGGATTTACATTTGAAATTGGGAAAGGTGTTGCTCCATCAAATTGACCAAATTCACCATCATCATCAGTTCCAATTAATTTCCATTGAGTTCCTACAATAACTCCGTTTAAATCAGAGCTATCTGATTTTGTAATTCGTTTTATACTCCATTCGTATGTTCTTGCCATAATCTTTTATTTTATATTTTATAAATATTATACTAAATAATTTATACTCTATCGCTATGCGATGAATGTTCTATTGGTGTTAATCCAATTGTTTTACATAACTCATCTACCAAATAGGTATTACTACCAGACCATGTATTTAAAACATCTACTGGAACTTTCCACATATTAGATGTTATAATTGTATCAGGTATTGCCACCGATTCTCTATTTGGGTCTACATATCTAAGTTCATATCTAACTCTACAATCATCTCTACCAATATCATAACTTAGTACGTTAGTAAATAATCTATTAACTGTATTTCCTAAAATTGTTGTTTCTTCTACTTTTGTAAAAATTGCCATAATTATTTTATTAAAGATTTCCTTCGTTTCTTACTCTTATATCCTCAGCGTAAGCTTCAGCAAAAGGTCCTTGAGATACAGTATTTGTAGAATCATCTTCTATATTTTCTGCACCATATAATTCAATTAATTTATCTTTTAATTTAGCATATCCAAATTCAAAAATATTGTGATTTTCAACTTGAGTCCAATTTGGTATTTTTAATGTAGTTTCAAATGTAGTTGGTTCTATCTCAACTATATTCTCCGTAACATTATATGTACGAGTACCAATTGTTCTCTCTACTTGAATAGTCTTTGGTGTTTCCTTTGGAACAGTTACTGTTTTAATTATTTCATGTCTTAAATCTACTTTAATTTCGTTTCCAATTTCAAAACTTCTACAAGTCAAATGATTTGCAACTGCATAGGTAGCTATATTAGAATCTGCTAAAATTGCTTCCGCTTTTGATTTATATATATGAACATCAAATATACATTCTCCTGTTTTAAGAACTCTGTATTCATTGATTCTTACATATGCGTTTGTTGCAAGTCCTCTATCTGTACCAATTGGTGTTTTTATTATCAATGCCATATTAACTATTTTCTAAATTTTCTATTCTCTCTAATAAATATTCGTTTTGTGCTTTTAAGAAATTAATTTCATTTCTTAATTCTTTCACCGATTGAACCAATACAGGAATCAAAGAATCCATTGCAAGTGTTAATAATCCACTTTTTTCATCCGTTCTTACCAATTCAGGGAAAACACTCTGAACATTTTGTGCAGTGAATCCCATTTTGATATTAGTATCTTCTACATACTCAGGATCTAAACAATCCATTTTATATGTATAATATATAGGTGTTAAAGAATCTACCTTATCAAGCACACCAGTAACTACACCAAGTATATTTTTAACATTAGCATCCGAATAACCACTCCATCCATAGTAGTAAGGATATAAAACCACTCCACCATAAGAACCACCACCATTCAACATATAAATTGATTGGTATCCATCGGTTTGCATTACAGTATTGTATCCACCAGAAGAACGATAGTAAATACCAAATCCATTATTTTGGTCGATGTTACCATCTGCGTTATAGTTCAAATTAATAAACTGACGGAATCTTACAGAACCTTGAACGTTAAATCTAATAAATCCATATGTCGTTGAATCTGCTGCGGATGCACAACTGTTATCTGCACTATAATAGAAACTCCACCCATTACGATTTTGTACATAGATACCACCATTACCTCTTTCAAACATTAGGTTATTATAATATCCAGATGGGTCATGACACAACATACCACCATATCCACCTCTATAATATCCCCACGTTTCCCAACATCCATATGATGATGATAAGTTTGTTCTACTATGACCTCCATATGATTGGCTATATAATCCACCACCACCTTGGTTTCTAAACCATCCGTTTGCATAAACCTCATTAAATGTAGGTGAACCATCGGTTCTTACACTTTGATTTACGTTATTACTCATCCATCCCAAATATGCTAACCAAAGGTTGTTATCATTTATATAAGCTCCTTCACTACCATTTGGATTTCTGAATATAAAGTATCCCCATTGTTGTCTTTGGAAATACATATGCGAACTATGCCATTGGATTTTATAATATTCACCAGTCCATCCACCAGGGTCTGAATACAACATATAACCACCTCTAATATAATGGTTATTTGTATGTAATGCGTTTAAACTAGAGGTATTATCTCCATCAATATAATATCCCGTATTATTTGAATCGTAGAATATGGGAGTTCTCATCGAACCTACTGAATAAGTATATCCTCTATATACGTTAAATGCTCCACCATCCCAATACCAAATCCAGCTATATCTATTATCATGCAAACCAACGTTATCACCAGTAGTACTCATTAAACAATGCGTACTAGCTATACCCCAGCCATACCATCCGTTTCTACCACCACCATAAGTTGTGACGTGGCCATACGAGTTACCACCACCTTCAGGTGAGAAGAACCCTCTACCATACGGCTCCCAATAGAAACCATTTGAAGTATTTTGTCTATACCATGCGTTTGAATAAATGTCACCAGCTGTTAATGAACGATTACCACCACCAGGTCCAATTCTAACACCCGGATATCCTCTATAATAAACTAACTCTAATGGGTCAGAATCATATCCAGAGTTTACAGTATCTCTATATGTGTTTGTACCAATTGCTCCGTAGTTACCATCACCTCTATAATAAACGTTGTAAATATACATTGAACTAAAGTGAGATGTACCATTAGGGTCAGCATAATATGCGGTATCTTGGTTATCGTAGAATATTGGTGCTCTTAATGAGTTACCGCCAGTTAAGTAGTTATTTGCATATACCGTATTATTTGGATACATTTCCAAATTAGTAACACGTGTACCAGATGTATTCGTATTATAAAAATACATATCACCACCTTCCGAGAATCTTATATATGCTTGTCCGTAGTTAGTATTTGGTCTACCCCAATAGTATGTATTTGTACCACTATTTAAGTTATTATCAACATTGTATCCAAATCCTGCACCATTCCAAGTATTACCTGGTTCGGATATCCACCACTGCATACTAACTCTTTGACCAGTTCCATTGTAAGCTGCTGGTAGAGTTAATCTAATAGCTGTTGAACCGTGGTCTCCTGTAACATGTAATCTTTTTTCAGGAGATTCATATCCAATTCCCAAATACCATAATCTAGAACTATCATTTGCATTTATATAATATGCAGTATCATATACATCATAAAAATATGGTGCTCTATACGAACTATATGCATATCCAATTGAAACATCATAATGGTCATATCCATTAAAATAGTTATGTCCATAGTTTCGTATTGGATTGTTTGTATAATAATTGTGATAAATACTATGTGAGTATGAATCTATATGTAAGTTACCTCCTAAATAAATTCTACCATAGTGATTTCTAGACCATAAAACACCATCAAGTTCTATATTACTAAATTGAGAATCTCCAGCAGGGTTTGTCCAATATGAAGTACTATCTCTATCATATACAATTGGTACATATAAATTGTTTGTAATTCTAACATGTGAATCACCTGCACCAATACTCATCAATTCCGTAGTTGATACACCAGGCGAATCGTTCATAATTCTAGTACCACCATATGATTGATTACCACCTAATTCCAAACCAGTATGCCACCCAACAGATAATCTTGTATAAGTTGCATATCCATTATTATATGGAGATTTTACATATAATAAATAATATGGTTGGCCATCGCTTCTTTGTCCAGAAGATATACCAGTAGATGAACCAACTGCCGATGGGTCTGATGTACTATTACCTAAGTTAATATGTCTTGTATTACCAGTACCACTACCTATTCTAAATGCAAAAGTACCACCTTCATCATTATAATATGTTGCGTTTATAGATGGTGCTTGGAATAAGTTTGATGCGTATGCCGAACCTGCTCCATTCACTCTAAATCTTTCCGAACCACCTCCTGTAATTCTAAAAGCGTAAGTTGAACTTGCTGCCATTCTTAAATCAATACCATAATCCAAATCACCGGTAACAATCATGCCCCAGTCATTGTTATTTGGTTTGTTAATCCAAAGAATCGCATCAGTACCAGATGCTTCATTATCCACTCCATCTAAACGAAGTCCACTTAATCTAGAATTACTTCTTGGATTTACAAAATATGCCGTATCGTTTCTATCAATAAATGAATCCGCAGTAACACTACCAATAAAAGTACCAGTACCACCAAAAGTTGCTGCGTTATTTTCCAAATACAACTCCATTGGCCAATATCCATTTGAAGTTGCCCAAGTTGTACTATCCGTTCCATTTCCTCTTAATACATAAAATATATTAGAGTTTACATGAATCATTGCTGAACGATGGTCTGTATCTTGAAAGAATATTGTTGGGTCTGTTTTTCTTATATACAAATATCCCGTAAGTGTTCCTCCTGTTAGTGGTAGTGCGTATGATGTAAAATTAGTTTCATTTAATATTTTTTTCCAACTATCCCAAGTACTAGCACCAGTACCCATTCTAGTCCAAAGATTACCATTAGCGGTGTATCCTATTTGCATTGGTTGTCCTCCACTTAAATCGGTACTACCACCATAACTTCTCCAAGTCATTTGGCCATTATATGTACCACCATCACTTAATCCGTTTGTGGAGTTTTGTTTAAAATCAAAATAAACACCAGCTCCTCTAGATGATGGAGTATCATTGGTAGCACGAGTATCGTTTGAATCAACTGCTTCAGCTCTATCAGCAGTACCAGTTAAATTTGAAGTTACATTTGCAAATGTTACCGAATCGGTTGTACGAACATTTTGGTCCATTGCGTACAATTCATTTGCTCCTTGTCCCGTATTTACCGTTGCAAATGTGGGTGAATCAGTAGAACGAACATTTTGGTCCATTGCGTACAATTCGTTTGCACCTTGTCCCGTATTTAATGTTGCGAATGTTGGAGAATCGATTGTTCTTAAATTCTGATTCATTAAGTGAACTTCGGTTGCTCCTTGTCCAGTATCTACCGTAGCAAATGTAACAGCATCAGTTGTGCGAACATTCTGATTCATTGCGTACAATTCGTTTGCACCTTGTCCAGTATCAACCGTAGCAAATGTAACCGCATCCGTAGTTCTTACGTTTTGGTTCATTGCGTAAAGTTCATTAGCACCTTGTCCAGTATCAACCGTAGTAAATGTAACCGCATCCGTAGTTCTTACGTTTTGGTTCATTGCGTATAATTCGTTTGCTCCTTGCCCAGTATCAACCGTAGCAAATGTTACTGCATCCGTAGTACGAATATTTTGGTTCATTAAATGTACTTCAGTTGCTCCTTGCCCAGTATCAACCGTGCCACTAAGAACCACATTACCACCTACATAAAGACCATCTTCTGCATACCATCTATCATTTGCTTCTTCCCAATAAAATGTTTTTGTTGCTGCATTACCTCTCTTAACTTCTATACCAGCATTTTCAGATGGTGTTGTTGCTGCGCCAATATCTGCATTAAGTGTAATAATATTATCACCTACGTTAAGAGTTGTTGTATTAATATATGTTGTTGTACCACTAACAGTTAAGTTACCACTAATTGTAGCATCTCCAGTTACTGTCAATGTACTACCATTAAAAGTTAAATTTGATTCAACAGTTCCGTTTGGTGCACTTCCGTTTAATGTAATTACACCATTATCAGTTGTACCAGTTAATGCTAATAATCCCGATGTACCCCCAGTACCGCTTGTACCACGTGTTCCCGATGAACCTGATGTACCACTACTTCCAGAAGTTCCTGATGTGCCACCACTACCAGCTGTACCCGTAGAACCTGATGTGCCAGACGTTCCTGATGTACCTGCCGTTCCTCCACTTCCAGAAGTTCCAGCCGAACCTGATGTACCAGCTGACCCAGATGTTCCAGCCGTTCCTCCACTTCCAGATGAACCAGATGTTCCCGATGTTCCAGCACTACCAGCTGAACCAGATGTTCCAGCTGACCCAGACGTTCCAGTCGTACCACTACTTCCAGCAGTACCTGCCGTACCTGATGTTCCAGCCGAACCAGACGTTCCTGTTGTACCACTACTTCCCGCCGTACCAGCAGTACCTGATGTACCAGCTGACCCAGACGTTCCGGTTGTACCAGATGTTCCTGATGTACCACTACTTCCAGCCGTTCCAGTTAACCCAGACGATCCTGATGTACCATTCGTACCATTTAATCCAGACGTTCCACCACTACCACTTGTGCCAGACGTTCCACCACTACCACTTGTACCTGTTGTACCTCCACTACCGCTTGTACCTGTTGTTCCACCACTTCCAGATGTACCCGTACTACCTCCACTTCCAGATGTACCCATAGTACCTGAAGAACCAGCTGTACCCGTTGTACCAGCCGAACCCCCACTACCAGAAGTTCCCGATGTACCAGCCGTACCACTACTTCCAGAAGTTCCTGAAGTACCTCCACTTCCAGATGAACCACTACCTCCACCAGCTCCAGTTATACCGGATGTACCAGCCGAACCCGTTGTACCGGATGTACCACTACTACCAGATGTACCGCTAGAGCCAGACGTACCAGCAGTTGCTGCTGCTCCACTAAGTCCCGATGTACCACCACTACCAGTTGAACCATTTGTACCAGAAGTTCCCGATGAACCAGATGTTCCATTCGTACCACTTACACCAGACGTACCAGCAGAACCCGTTGTACCACTCGAACCCGTTGTACCACTACTTCCAGCAGTTCCGGATGAACCAGAAGTTCCCGAAGTACCACCAGTACCAGTTGAACCATCAGTGCCAGATGAGCCCGATGTACCTGTTGTACCTCCACTTCCAGATGAGCCAGAAGTTCCTGATGTTCCTGATGAACCACCACTACCACTAGTACCATCACTTCCGGTTGTTCCCGATGAACCAGTTGTACCACTACTTCCAGAAGTTCCAGATGAACCAGAAGTTCCCGATGAACCAGATGTTCCTGATGAACCAGATGTACCACCACTACCAGACGATCCTGAAGTTCCAGAAGTTCCCGATGAACCCGTTGTACCGGATGTACCAGCTGAACCCGTTGTACCAGATGTTCCTGATGTTCCTGATGATGCTGCTGCGTATTTTCTACCAACTATACCAGTTACAGTATTATATACTAAAACTTCATCGGTTGTTGAATCGTTTGGAAAATTTCCAACTTTCAAACTACCAGATAGTAAAATACTTCCCGTTATAGCAACACTACCAGTAAATTCTTGCTTATCAGTTAATTGGTCACCAAATTTAGATGAACCAGTTGTATAAATTATTGAAGATGAAATAAATTCAGTAACTAATTCAGTTGATGTTATTCTACCAGCAACATTTAAATTAGTTGTTATATTCACAGAACCAGTAACTGCTAAATTACCAGCCACAGAAGTTTTGGTATTAATCTCAAATCCTTTATTTGGTGATATAATTGCTTGAGCTGAACCTGATTTTATTCTATCAATATCTCCGATTGATGATGCTGGGATATTTGTTATTCCACTACCATCTCCTACTAAAGTTCCATACAAAGTTGATGCCGATACAAATGTTGTTACATGTACTGAACCAGTTATTTGTGTATTTGCTTTTATTTGTAATGGTGAACTATTTGATGTACCAATTACATTTGATTGAACAGCGGATGCCGTAAAGTTTCCTACAACATTTACAGATTCGGATGATGCATTTAAAATAGGTGAACCACTTACAAAAAGTGATACACTATTAATACTATTTTGATTTAACCCGTTAGGACTTTTACCTTTGAACTCCATTCAATATATCTTTTTATTATGTTAATTCCAATACCGAAATAATTACATCTGCCGAGCTAGCCAACGATGATGTTACTGAAAGAAAATCATTTGATTCCAAAACAATTTTTTGCTCACCACCAATTAAAACAGCAGTACTACCTTGAACAATTATAGCATCTTTAACCAAATATACAGTTTTATTTAATGAACTATCTCTAGCCATTACACTTACTGATATGTTTTGTGTTGCTACATTTGCCACATTAAGTCCAATTACCGTTGTAGTAGTTGCTGTGGGTGTTAGATAGGTTGTTACGCCTGTTGTACCTATTGAACCCGTTATACTATTTCTGAATACGTTTGCCATTTATATTTTATTTTATCCTAATGCAATTGAATAAGCTAATGCCGTATCTAATACGTTTACACCATCTTGTAAAAATGCTCCTTGTGTTAAGTTTATAGAACCAGTACTAACCATAGAACCAGTAATTAATATTGAACCTGTTATTTTTTGATTATCACTTGTAAAAGAACCCAATTTTAAAGTTCTAGTTACTATTAGATTTTCAAAAGTAGCTTGCTGTACATCAATTTCTCCCCTAAATGAACCTGTAATTGAACCCGTAAAAGACCCGCTAAGGTTGGCATATCCAAAATTTTTATCTTGAATTATTGAACCTGAAAATATTGGACTATGTATTACCATTTATATCTATATACGTTTGTGTTATGTGTATAAATATAAACTATTTTCCTTTTAAGGTTTCACAGGCCAAGTTATACTAAATGGATTAGTTTGAGATGTAATATCTCTTAAAGATTGTCTGTATCCAGACCAAATTGATTTTGTTTCAGTAGATACATCTGCTAATTGTGTCCAATCGCATTCTACTAATAATTCATTTCTAGTTTCTCTGATAATAAACCATTGATTTTCTAATCTATAATCTATTTCACTTTGAGATGCATCGGTTTGAATCCAATTTTGATAATACACACCATCCGTTAAAACAGGAGTTCCTTCGGTAATATTTTTTGTATAATCATTTGGCATAATAGTTGGTACAACTACATGCATATCCCACTCTATTAAAGATTCATCCGTTAATTCGCTAGGTAAGCTTACATTTGGAAACGCTGCTCTTAATTGAGGAATACTATAAGGATAGTTTATTGTTTCATCTATAATTCGTAAATGCATATTATTTAAAGTTTGCAGGTATTGATGCGAAGTTTGTTAAATTTACACAATTATTAAATGCATCAGTTCCGGATGGAGTTGGAGTTCTATTCCACAATTCAGGAGCAGTTCCTGTTAATGCGTTTGTAGTAGAACTCATATTATATAAGTTATTAAAAATACTTACATTTGTATTATTTGTAAATTGTAATACAGTTACCAATGCTCTACAATTTCTAAAAGTTGATGAAAAGTTTACTACACTTGGACAATTATCAAATAATGTTAAAGGTACTGATGCTAATGCACTACATGCAAAAAAACAAGATGCAAATGTTGTTGCTAAAGTTACATTATCAAATAATCCAGTTGGTACAGTTGTTATAGTTGGTACTGATGAAAAACTATCGGTAAATGTTGTTGCATTTGGTGAATAATCAAATATATCTTCCGGAATTGCTGTTATTCTAGTACTTCTCATAAATGATGCAAAGCTAGATACTTCACTTAATCCAGTATAACCACCAACCCCACTTAAACTAGCATTTCCCGGTATTGCTGTTAGATTTATACAACCATAAAAATTTATAGTTCTTAACCCAACAATCCCCCATTGAACTAATTCAGTAATAAGATTTCTAATTGCTGAACTATTATCCACACGAAAACCTGGCATAAATCCACTTATAGTAATTGTATAAGTACCAGCTGTTACATATGTGTGTATTCTATCCGATGAAGTAGATGATGTTATTAATGGAGATGCTGTTGTATCTCCCCAATTTATTGTCAAATTCGGTGTTAATCCACTGGAATCAACCAATGGTACAGTAAATACCGTATTACTTGCTGTTGTTGTTATTTTAAATACGAAAGGAAACACTACCGATGATTCCGATTCTACTAATCTTTTTGCTATTCCCATAACTATAATTATTAACTTAAATTTTTACCTGTTACAAATCCGTAATATGTAGTTCCACCATTGTAAGTATAGAATACTAAAACGTCCGTACCAGATGATGTTAATATTGGTGCAGTTCCACCAACCCAATCTACCGATGCAGGCCATGTTATTGAATATGCGCCGGCATTTACGGTAATTAATGTAAATCCAAATCCAATAGGAGATGTTGGTGCATTTGTGTATGTAAGTGTTGCTGCTCCGTTAAATTGTCTTCTAAAGTTATTTGCTGTTGATAAATCCAATGTAGAAGAACCACCAGTTCCCAAATCACTGAATGTTTCTCTATAAACCGTTGAATTTATAAATCCACTTGCTCCCAAATTACCTGTTAATGTTATATTACCGGTTTGGCTTAATGCTCCTGCTAATGTTAGTGTAGTACCATCAAAAGTTAAATTATTTTCTACCGTTGCGTTTGGTGGAGTTCCGTTTAATGTTAATAAACCATTATCAGTTGTTCCACTAAGTAATAATGCACCAGATGTACCAGCAGTAGCACCCGTGCCAGAAGTTCCAGATGTAATGCCAGGTACCGATGTGCCAGACGTTCCAGATGTAATGCCAGGTGTTGATGTACCAGACGAACCTCCACTTCCAGACGAACCACTACTTCCAAAGAATGTACCATTCACTCCACTACTTCCCGATGTACCATTTGTTGCAGATGACCCGGATGAACCAGCAGTTCCTGTTGTACCATTTGTACCCGATGTTCCTGCAGTTCCAGTTGAACCAGCTGTTCCACTACTTCCAAAGAATGTACCATTTACTCCACTACTTCCAGATGAACCAGATGAACCAGCAGAACCAGAAGAACCAGCCGTACCTGTTGAACCGTCAGTTCCTGATGTGCCTCCACTACCAGACGAACCATCTGAACCAGATGTACCATTAGTTCCAAAGAATGTTCCGTTTACACCATTACTACCTGTTGAACCAGACGAACCAGCTGAACCCGATGTACCATCAGTTCCAGTAGACCCAGCAGAGCCAGATGAACCAGATGAACCCGATGAACCAGAAGTTCCGGATGAGCCAAAGAATGTACCATTCAATCCCGATGAACCAGAAGTTCCCGTTGTACCAGATGTACCATTTGTTGCATCCACACCCGATGTACCAGCTGAACCAGATGTTCCTGATTCTCCGCTAGTTCCAAAGAATGTACCATTTACACCACTACTTCCAGCAGTTCCCGATGAACCAGATGTACCAGTAGTACCCGATGTTCCATCACTACCAGACGAGCCAGAAGAACCAGACGAACCAAAGAATGTACCATTAAGACCGGATGAACCAGATGAACCACCACTTCCAGATGAACCAGATGAACCAGCTGAACCTGAAGTACCATCAGTTCCAGTAGAACCACTACTTCCAGATGAGCCGGCAGTTCCAGACGAACCAAAGAATGTACCATTAAGACCCGATGAACCACTACTTCCAGATGAACCAGCAGTTCCAGAAGAACCAGCTGTGCCCGTTGAACCAGATGAACCAGCTGAACCAGTTGTACCACTACTTCCAAAGAATGTACCATTTATACCAGATGAACCACTACTACCAGATGAACCAGCTGAACCCGTTGTACCATCAGTGCCAGATGTACCAGCCGAACCTGTTGAGCCATCAGTTCCACTACTTCCACTTGTACCAGATGTACCAGTAGAACCCGTAGAGCCCGATGAACCACTACTTCCAGCTGAACCCGTTGAGCCAGCTGAACCAGACGAACCATCAGTACCCGATGAACCATTTGAGCCAGATGAACCATCCGAACCAGACGAACCACTACTTCCAGATGTACCGGTTGAACCAGTTGAACCACTAGTCCCAGCACTTCCACTACTTCCACTACTTCCACTTGTACCATCCGTTCCAGATGTGCCACTACTTCCAGAAGAACCTGATGTTCCTTCCGAACCAGTAGTACCACTACTTCCAGACGAACCAGATGACCCAGACGAACCAGATGTTCCTGAAGTGCCAGCTGTACCAGATGATCCTGATGAACCTGAAGTTCCTTCCGAACCAGTCGTACCACTACTTCCAGCTGTACCGCTACTTCCTGATGAACCATCAGAACCAGATGTTCCCGATGAACCACTACTTCCAGCCGTTCCAGCAGTTCCCGATGTACCTGTTGTACCAGATGTACCATCCGAACCAGTTGTGCCAGATGAACCACTACTTCCACTGCTACCACTACTTCCACTACTTCCTCCACTTCCAGATGAACCAGCAGTTCCCGATGTACCATCAGAACCAGTTGTACCAGATGACCCACTACTTCCAGAAGAACCAGATGTTCCTGCAGTTCCACTACTTCCACTACTTCCACTACTTCCGCTTGTACCATCAGACCCAGTTGTACCAGACGAGCCACTACTTCCAGAAGAACCAGACGAACCCGAAGTTCCAGATGAACCGCTACTTCCCGATGAACCAGAAGAACCCGTTGTACCACTTGAACCCGTTGACCCAGATGAACCACTACTTCCAGAAGTTCCCGAAGTACCATCCTCACCAGAAGTTCCCGAAGTACCATCCTCACCTTTCAATCCAGATGTACCAGATGTTCCTGAAGTTCCTGAAGTACCAGATGACCCGGCGATACCAGATGAACCAGACGTTCCCGATGAACCAGATGTACCATCTTCACCGGATGTTCCGGATGACCCAGAAGTTCCTGATGACCCAGAAGTTCCATTCGTACCAGTTGAGCCGGATGTACCAGCTGTTCCTGATGACCCAGAAGTTCCCGATGTTCCTTGAGAGCCAGTTGTACCACTACTACCCGTAGTTCCACTACTACCCGCCGTTCCACTACTACCACTAGTTCCAGCAGTTCCAGACGTTGCTGATGTTCCTGAAGTTCCAGATGAGCCCGTTGTTCCAGATGAACCCGTAGTTCCTCCACTTCCAGACGAACCAGATGTGCCAGAAGTTCCTGATGAACCAGAAGTTCCCGATGAACCAGAAGTTCCCGATGTGCCACTAGAACCAGTTGTTCCTGACGTACCCGCCGTTCCAGTGGAACCTGATGTACCAGATGTACCACTACTTCCAGCCGTACCACTACTTCCAGATGAACCACTACTTCCAGATGAGCCACTACTTCCACTACTTCCCGATGAGCCACTACTTCCACTACTTCCCGATGAACCATCAGAACCAGATGTTCCCGATGTACCAGCCGTACCACTACTTCCAGAAGAACCGCTACTTCCGCTACTTCCAGAAGAACCACTACTTCCGCTACTTCCCGATGAACCATCAGAACCAGATGTTCCAGACGAACCAGATGAACCACTACTTCCACTACTTCCGGATGAGCCACTACTACCACTACTTCCGGATGAGCCGGATGTTCCCATAGTACCATCAATTCCAGATGTACCTGCTGCCTCTTGTACGTTTCGTGCTTCTACTTTTTTAGTTATAGGACTCCAAACAACTACTAAATCAGATGCAGATGATGTATAAAAATTATCTACAAAAATACTACCACTTGCTCCTAAACTTCCCGTAACCACAAAGTTTGCATATATTGTACTATCTTGATATGCTTGTAATAAAGATGCCGTATCTACGTTTTCTGCATTTAACGCAAACAATGCGTATGATGCAGTATATGCTTGGAATGCTAATGAAGCAGTTCCAACAAGCATAGATGCCGTTTGTTCATTCTTAACAAATCCATCTGCAGTTAATGCTCCTCCTAATACAAAAGATGCGGTTAATGCATATGATGCGGATATTGCAATTGATGCAGTTCCTGCAGTCATTGATGATGTTACTGAATTTAATACATAATCATCTAAATCCCCAGTACCACCACTAGCTCCTCCTGCATTTAATGCAAACGATGCTGTTAATGCATATGATGAACTTACTGCACTAAACACCGCCATTGATGATGTTTGAGAATTTAATACAAATTGTCCAGTATTTAATGATGCCGATAATATTGCTCCAATGGATGCACTATCTAAACCAGAAACAGAATCTGCAACTCTTGCAGTATCTGCACGAGACGCTGATAATACGTTTCCAATTACTCTATCTCCTTCAATCGTACCACTAATCAACGAACCACCACTACCAATTACAACATGTCCAGATGTTAATCCAGCAAATAAAATTTGTATAGTGTTATCATTAATTGATTTTATTGTACCAGGTATAATTTGGTCTTCAGAACCAGTTGCGTATACCTGAACCATAGGATATTTTATTCCTAAATTGTGTACAACAGTTAAACTACTTACATTATTGAATGATACCGTCTCCGTTAATGAAGTTTCAGGTTGAGGAATAAAATAGCCTCTTGCTGAATCATATCTTAATAAATCTAAATCTTCAGCTGGTGCTGAATTTCCTTGAAAATTATAAGTTCCTAAAAACGAACCAGTAAATAAAGGCGAATATGCATATCCACTTGCTGTAAATTCAGGTGTTATTATTTTATCAGAATATGTAGTACCATAGATACTAGCCGATGTATTAACAACAAATCCATTATTAGGAGAAATTGATGCGGTAAATGAACCCGATTTTAATATTGCTGTTTCAAATGATAAATTTGCAATATTAATATTTGTTAAACCACTACCATCTCCAACAAATGATGAACCGGATGCTAAATTTACATTTCCACCAGTTACAAATAATCCACCACTAACAGATAATGATGCTGATATTCTAGCTTTTGTATTTACTTCCAAACCTTTATTTGGAGAAATTACCGCCTCAACCGAACCTGATTTAATTCTATCTAATTGTAAATCTTCTAATGCGTTTGCAGGAATGTTAAATAAACCACTACCATCACCATCATAACGAGATGCGGTTATTGGAACGTTTACATCAAATTTATTTGGGTCTACTATTGCTCTACCAGATCCAGAAATAATTCTATCTAATTGTAAATCTTCTAATGCAGATGCAGGAATATTAAATAGTCCACCACCATCACCATCATAACGAGATGATGATATTGAACCACTAATACTTACCGAACCAGTAAATTCAGAACCATAATATCCACCAGATACTGCGTTTGTAGTTACTTGAAATACTTTACCACTTGATACAGATGCAGTTGCCGAACCACTTGCTATTAATGGTGCTGCTGCGGCTTGTACATTTGTTAAAAATCTACCATCACCAAAAACAAATCCTCTTGCCGTTAAATCATCTGCTCTTAAAGAACCACTAACATCAACACTACCAGTAATTCGAGTACCAATTATAGAACCAGTTGCAGATGTTGTTACTATAAATGTATTTCCAGATGCTACCGATGCCGTTGCAGAACCACTTGCTATAAATGGAGCTGCTTGTGCGAATACATTTGCTAATTGAGAACCATCCCCAATGAATGAAAATGCCTTAATAGAACCAGAAACATCAATTGAACCAGTAAATTCAGAGCCTATTTGTGAACCTGTTTTTGCAGTATTAACTACAAATCTTTCACCACTTGCTACCGATGCCGTCGCAGAACCACTTGCTATCAAAGGAGATGCGGCTGCTACTACATTTGTTAATTGAGAACCATCTCCTACAAATGAAAATGCTTGTACACTACCACTTACATCAATTGAACCTGTAAATCTAGAACCAAAATCAGAACCACTAAATCCAGTCTTAACATCAAATCCATAATCAGGAGAAACAGAAGCTGTTACTGAACCTGATTTAATTTCAGTTGATATTAATGCATCTTCGGTTAATGCTGAACGAGGTATATTTCTAAGATATGTACCTTCTGAAAATATAAATGATGATGAATCAATTAAAATACTTCCACTAAATGATGAACCACTTTCAAAAGATTCAACTATAAATCCAACAGCAGGGGATACAGAAGCAGTTACACTACCACTAGCAATTCTATTTGGTGAAAATGATAATGCGGATTCAGGAATATTAAATAGTCCTTCACCACTACCACTAAAAAATCCACTTCCAGATGGTATTGTAATATTTCCACTTACAAATAAACTTCCGGTAAAATTAGAACCACTTTCGATTGAAATTACTTTAAATCCTTCTTCAGGAGAAACAGAAGCAGTTACACTTCCACTTGCTATTCTAAATGCATCTCCTGTTATATTTGAAAATGGTATGTCAAATAATCCTTTACCACTACCACTAAACATTGAAGATGTTACCGTACCTTCTATTAATAAACTACCAGTTATAGTTGTATCACCAATTAATTTAATTTCAGCTGGAATAGTTATAGCGTTTACTAAATTTATAATACCTGCCATTGAAGAATGCAATTGGCAATTATAATATAATTGAGATGGAGAACCTGATATTGGATTGAATGTTATTACACCATTATCATCTCCATTATTTACTACACCAGTATTGTAAGCGTTATCAGTACCCGTACCACTTATAGTTTTAATCCAAAACGGATGACCGGGTGCACTTAAATTAAAAGTATATTCTACCCCTCTTACTAATGTTAATGTTGAGTTTGAACCACTTATTGCACCACTAAAAACATACTCACCACTTCCATTATTTGTTACATTAAATATTGTATTTAATGATGATGTAGCTACTTCTCTTATTGAAGATGATACTATAAAACTTCCACTAATTTCAGAAAATGTGTTTACATTAAATCCATAATCAGGAGAAATAGAAGCTGTTACAGAACCACTACCAATTCTATTTAATTTAAACGATAATGCCGATTCGGGAATATTAAATAATCCCTCACCACTACCACTAAATGTTGAACCACTTAATGCGGTTATATTACCACCACTAACAAATAAACCACCGCTAATTTCAACAGACCCACTAAATTCAGAACCTAACACTCCAGCTTCTACTCTAAATCCATAAACAGGATCTACCGATGCCGTTACACTACCACTAGATATTCTAAATACTTCGGATGATAATGCCGATTGTGGAATGTTAAACAATCCCTCACCACTACCACTAAAAGAGGATGCGGTTATTCTTGTATTAACCACCATTCCTAAATTTGGAGAAATGGATGCAGTGGCACTACCACTAGCAATACGAGGTGAATCACCAGTTAAAGATGTGAATGGAATATCAAATAATCCTTTACCACTACCACTAAACATTGAAGCTGATATAGGAAATTGAAATGTTGAAAATGTATTTACTACAAATCCAGTATTTGGTGCAATAGATGCCGTTGCTGAACCTGAAAATATTTTTGAAAGGTCTAAATCAGATAATGCTGATAATGGAATATCAAATAATTTTGCACCACTACCAGAAAAAGATGAACCAGATGTTATCTCAACACCCCTACCACCACTTACAAATAATGAACCAGTAAATTGAGAACCACTATTCCAAGATTCAACTTTTAATCCAAAATTAGGACTTACAGAGGCAGTTATACTACCACTTGCAATTCTAGTAGCTTCAAATGATAAATTAGATAAATTAATATTTGTAATCCCACTACCATCTCCACTAATTACACCACCAACCGTTAAAGATTGGCTCATATTAACACTTCCGGTAAATTGAGAACCTACTTCAGATGCTTCAACTTTAAATCCAAAATCAGGACTTACAGATGCAGTTATAGAACCACTTGCAATTCTAGGAGTATCTCCACTAAAAGCTGTTCTAGGAATATTAAATAAACCCTCACCACTACCACTAAAGAATGAACCAGATGATAGATATACACTACCACTAAATATACTACCAGAATCAACAGAAGTAACTACAAATCCAGTATTAGGTGAAACTGATGCCGTTACACTACCACTAGCAATACGAGCCGAATCTCCAGATAATGCAGATTGTGGAATATCAAATAAATTTTTACCACTACCGCTAAATGATGCACTTATTTCTCTAGCTTCAATTCTATCTTTTACAAATAAACTACCTGTTATAGTAGTATCTCCAATAAATTTAATTTGAGAAGGTCTTGTTAATACATCATGTAATATAACAGTACCAATCATTGTATCGTGGTCTGGGTCTACATAATATAATCTATCAGGAGAACCCGTTGGTGGAGTAAATGTAAGGATACCATTATCAGTTCCATTATTAGCTACACCATCCGAATATTGGTCACCAGTACCCAATGAACTTGTTATTTTTAAATAGAAAGGATGACCCGATGCATTGATATTAAAAGTATAATCAACCCCTCTTACCAAATCTAATGCAGGATTTCCTTGCCCATTTACATTCCAAGCAGATATCCCAATATTAATAACATTAAATACAGTTGTTAATGATGAGGTTGCGATTTCTACGGCTGAAGATGATACTATTAAACTACCACTAATTTCAGAAAATGTATTTACTCTAAAACCATAATCAGGACTTATAGATCCTGTTACAGAACCACTACCAATTTTTGAAAGGTCTAAATCTTTAATTGCATCTAATGGAATATCTCTAAGTAATCTACCACTACCAGAATAAGAACCAGTGTATAAATAAATTGAACCATACGCACTAATTGAAATTATATCACCAGACCCACTAACATCAGTATATCCTCCAGTTACAAATAAAGTTGAATCAAATTTAGAACCCGATTTTGATGTTACTACCAAACCAAAATCAGGAGATATAGATGCCGTTGCAGACCCAGATGATATTCTATTCGAATCTTCCGTAATTGCTGAACGAGGTATATTTGATAATCCCGCTCCACTACCAGTAAAATACGAACCACTATTTACAAATACATTTCCGTAAAACTGACTTCCACTTACTTGTGATATTACTACAAATCCATTATTAGGTGATACAGATGCAGTCACACTACCAGATGCTATTCTGTTTGCTTCCTGCGATAGTGCATTTAAAGGAATATCAAATAATCCTCTACCAGAACCAGAATACATTGATGCGGTTATTGTTGTATTAACTACCAAACCAGTATTTGGTGCAATTGAAGCAGTTACACTTCCACTAGCTATTCTAGTTGATACTAATGAATCAATATTAAGAGCAGATAGTGGAATATTAAATAATCCCTCACCACTACCACTAAAAAACCCAGAACCAGATGGTATTACAACATTTCCACTTACAAATAAACTTCCAGTAAATGTAGAACCGCTTACTACTGAAATTACTTGAAATCCAATATCAGGAGAAACCGACGCAGTTACACTACCACTTGCTAATCTAGTAGCTTGAGGTAAATTAAATAAATCTCTAGCATCTCCAAAAAATGAACCAGTGAATGATGCAGTTATAGATGATGCTGTTATTGCATTTGCACCGATTCTATCTCTAATTTCAACCGAACCTGTAAATTCTTGTCTATCAGTAATTTCATCTCCAAATTTATTTGAACCAGATGAATAAATTATAGATGATGATATATAAGAAACTAATAATTGCTCAGCAAATATAGTTTCACTTACATATAAATTACCATCAATTAATGTATTGGTATTTATATTTAAATTTCCATCTACAAAAGATGCTGTTCCTGAACCAGATGCTATAAAAGGAGCTACAGGTAAATTTGTTAAGTTAGAACCATTACCTTGAAATGAACCACTAAATGAACCTGATATTTCATCTAAACTAATTGTTCTTGCAAATCCTCTATTACCTTGGTCATCGGAAACTACAATAGCAGGATTTGTTAATAACGAAGCAGAAAAATTAGGAACACCTAAATTCGGCTCTGCTTGAGATAAATCCAAGAATTGATACCTATCAGATGTTACATTTTTTGGGTTTACAACCCTTACCCTACCCGTTAATAGATTACTTATTGCCATGCGTTACTTTCCAGCTTTGTTATAAATATAGAGAATCCCTTATAAATATCAATCAATGATATTATTGTTATTCATTCGCACTTTCTAACAAGGAAAGAACTACAGTTAATTCAGTTGAGCCAGATACAATAAATCCATAGGTTTCTTCTAATACTAATTTACCAGAAACTACCGGTGAAAGTGAATCAGCAGGAGGGATTGTTACGTTTGTCACTAATCTTACAGCGTTTTGTTCAACAAGTACAGGAGATTCAATTGTAGCTTTGATAACATCTACTAAAGAATTTACTACATATATAGATGCTGATATTCCTGATTGTGTTCCATTTGTAAATCCACTTAATATGGATTGCGTAACTCCAGCTTGAAATAATAATGGAGAAGCTTCTGAACCAGTTACAGATTGATTTTTTATAATTTGATTTGATAATACTTTTAAATAATCTAAAGCAAATATAGATGCAGAATATTCTGTTGTATCAATTGCAGATACACCATTTTTATCAAAATAAGCTTTTGCTGCTTTATTTGTTCTAATTGTTGTATTATTAGCTATATCATATTTTATTGCATCTACATCATCTAATGTGTTTTGTTCAAAGTATGATGATATAAATGTAAATGGGGTTTCTGATAAACTATTTTGATTATTAGTATATGCTGCTATTTCTTTTCTTAAAAATTGTCTATTTGAATTTAATAATAAAGATGCACTAGCAAAACTACCACTAAATCTAGTCAAAGTTTCAATTCCATTAACAGCAAAAGGACCGGCGGAGGCACTTATAAAAGAACTACCACTATATACATTACCAAATTCAGGTACAGGTATTTCTTTATTTGATGTTACAAATATAGTTACAGGTTGTGTTATCAAACTATTATTTGTAATTTGACAAGATAACACAATTGATGATACTCCTGCCGGTGTTGCATATATTTCATCTTGCTCACCAGTCAGTCCTGTTACTACTGACTGGAATCGATTTAAGGGAACAAAAACTTCTGCCATTTCTTTTTATTTTTTATTTTCTTTTTTATATTTGTAGTGCCAATGAGAACGGAGTTACTAATGAGAATAGAGATTTACTAAATGTTCTACCCACAAGAGTACCAGTTGCCTGATTAATACTTAAACCAGTACCAATTCTAAAGTCACCAGTTTCATTACCTGATGTGAAGAAGATTCTACCTCCACCCAATTCAGTAATTTCAAATAATGGATTTGCAACACCACTACCACCCTGATTTGGAGGAAGTGCTTTAAATGTCACACCACTACCATTATAAGAGTAGTCAATACCAGTTGCCACAATTAGAGAACCAAATGTTTCTAATGGTGCTCCAGCTGCTATAAACTCTGCCTTAGTTCTTAGATAACGATTTGTTTCCAATGTTTCTAATAACTGGTCTCTAGTCACAGCTATTGCACTTCCATATTGACCATCGTAGTATGAAGATGCTGCTCTGATTCCTCTTTCGTTTCCTCCATATAATAAATCCGTTACACACGCATCTACAATAAATCCAGTATCACGAGAACAACTTGCCTCATTATATACTAAATATGGGAATGCTCCATTTGTATATCCAATTGCTCTTTGTTTCAATTCATCTTTACCAGCTTTCAATCTTTCAGCTGCTTGTCTTCTCTTAGTTGATGGTGCTAAATAACTTAATAAAGTATTTGCTACAATTTTTTCAGATATTCCTCTTGCGAAGTTAATACCATCTATTGTTTGTTTCTTTTGTCCATTATTATCACCATAACTATCCACAATTGCTACTGATGGGAATTTGTAGTAGTATGAACCTGCTTCAATACTTCTTTCATTACCACCATAAACCAAATCCGTTCTAATTGCATCTATGATAAATCCTAAATCTCTAGAACAACTTGCTTCGTTATATTTTAAATTACTCCAAGAAGAACTTAAGAATGTTATAGTT